AGCAGCGTAAGGCCGCCGAAGCGAACCTGGAGGCCGTATTAGGCGAGCGGCAACGCTACGCCGACCAGCTTACCGTGCTTGAACAGGCGCTCAGTCAGCAGGAGCCGACACAGGAATATTGGGACAGCCTAAGGGAGGCTGACCCGGTCGAATTCTCGATTCAGAGAGACCTTGCCCGCGACCGAAAGGACGCGCGCGAACAGGTCGCTGTGGAGCAACAGAGAGTTCAGCAGGAACAGGCCGCGCAAATACAAGCGGAGTCGCAGCAGCGTCTCGCACACGAGCGCGACCGGATGAACGAGATTATTCCTGAGTGGTTGGATGAAAAGATCGCGGCCAAGGAAAAGGCGGCGGTCGTCAACTATGCGCAGCGGCAAGGATATTCTGAGACCGAGTTGTCCCAGGTTTCCGACGCTCGCGCGGTTTCGATGATTAGGAAGGCGTACTTGTACGATGAACTGATGTCAGGGAAACCGGCGGCGCAGAAGAAGACGGCGAAGGCTCCACGAATGACCAAGAGCGGACAACCTAAGAGCGGCAGGCAGATATCCCAACGGCGGAAGCAAGATGCTCTCGCTAAAATCGGCACGCAGAAAGGCAAGAGCGCCATGGACGCGGCCGTCAATTATCTCTTGCAGAAATAGGAAATTCTAAATGGCTACGTACACTACCGCTACCGCGATCGGCGCGAAGGAAGATCTTTCCGCCGTAATTTCTCGAATAGATCCGGCTGAAACGCCCATCTACTCAAATGGTGCGAAAGAAACCACCAAGGGTGTATTTCACGAATGGCAGGTTCAAGAGCTTGCTGCTGCCGTTGACACGAACCACGTTAATGAAGGTGCTGACTATAGTTATGTTAACCCGTCCGTTACGGTCAGGCTAGGTAATTATCACCAGATCAGCGTTCAGGCTGCGTCTGTCTCCGGCACCCTCGACGCCGTGGATCGTGCGGGGCGCGACAAAGAAACGGCGTACGTGAAGGTGCTAAAAGGCATCGAACAGCGCCGCGACATCGAAAAGGCTTTGTTTAAAAACGAAGCCCGCTCAGCTTCTGATGCCCGTAAGGCAGGCAAGTTTTTGTCCTACATGACGAACCTCTCCCTCATCTCTGCTTCGACCACGCCAACCGGCGACGGTACAGATGTGAGTGACATGGCCGGCACGAACGCCGCCCTCTCTCTCGCCAAAATCGATGCGGCGATGAAGGCTGCGTACGACGACGGTGGTCAGCCCGACATGATGGTCTGCTCGCCGGCGAACAAGGTTGCGTTCTCCGATCTGTCATCTGGCAGCGCGGTCACCAACCAGTTGCACATGACGGCAGGTGCGCCGACCGAAGCCATCATCATCGGCAGCGTGTCGATGTATCTGACGGATTTTGGCACACTGAATGTGACGATCGACCGTCAGGCTTCGAACGCGGAGGTGTTCCTGCTCGACAGTGACTACTACTCGATCGGGACACTTCCCGGTCGCAACATGGCAGTCAGCGACATCGCTGCGACCGGAGACGCGACTAAGTTCTCCATCGTGACCGAATGGACTTTGATCCTGAAAGCTCCCAAGGCTCACGCTGCGGTGGTGGATCTGTCCACGACGTAAAGACTAGGGGCTTGCCCCTTACCAATGAAGGGTCAGCACCTCCGGGTGCTGGCCCTTTTTTATTGAGGTAAAAATGAAACTTCCCCTATCGCAAGATAAAGCGGCCGGCAAATCGACTTATATGCACTTCAGCGGCGACGACGTCACCGCAGTGACAGAGCAAAAGGTCGATGGAATTCTTGACCAGAACAAGCGCCAAGCGAACGATTGGAAATACGGCAGCTTGATCGGCAACACGCAGCGGCACCAGCAGAAGGTCGCCGACATACCGTCGAGCGTCTACTACGACATGGTGCAGAAACTCGGCGAGCCGCGCCACAATCCGAAGGGTTGGAAACGCTGGCTCAACGACCCGGAAAACCGATTTTTTAGAACAACCGGCGGCAATCTCTGATGGCAATCAGCACATACGCGGAGCTTCAGACGGCGGTCGATAACTGGCTCGCGCGTACCGACCTAGCTGGTCGCTCGCCTGAGTTTATCGCACTCGCCGAAGCGCGTATGAGCCGCGAGTTGGAAACACAAAGTCAGGAAAAGCGCGTGGTCAGCACGATGACCGCCGACGACGCTTACGTGACACTGCCGACAGACGCGCGTCAGATTCGCAGCGTCCGGCTGAACACAAACCCGATCACGGTATTACAGTATCAGTCGCCGACGGCGGCAGACGATAACTTCCCCGGCACAGGAACTGGCAAGCCACGATATTATAGTGTGGTGGGCGGGGAGTTATATTTTCGTCCGTCGCCCGACAGTGGTTACGAGGTCGAAATTCTTTTCGTCGGCAGCGTCCCGGCACTGAGCGACACCAACACAACAAACATAATGTTGCAGCGCAATCCTGATCTGTACTTGCACGGTACGCTTGCCGAGGCATTCGGTTTTTTGATGGATGAGCAGCGCCAGGCGCAGCACGACGCGCTGTTCACGCGCACGATTGCGGCGGTAAACGCCGACGAAGACCGCGTCAAATACGGCGGGTCACCACTCCAAGTCCAATCTAAATATGGTGAAATACAATGAGCGCAATGAGCGATTATCTCGAAGCAAAGATCCTTGACCATGTACTAAGCACGACGGCCTACACAATGCCGACCGCCGTCTACGTCGGCCTGTCTACGGTCAGTTTTGCCGATGACAATTCCGGCACGGAACTGTCAGGCAGCAGCTACGCTCGGCAAGGTGACGTCGCGTTTGACGCCGCCGCCGCCGGTGTTGCCGATAATACGAGCAACATCGAGTTCCCGGCAGCATCGGGAAGCTGGGGAACAGTCGCCTTCTGGGGGATTTTTGACGCCGCGAGTAGCGGCAACCTGCTGATCCACGGCGCTCTGTCGTCAAGCAAAACTATCTCGACCGGCGATATCCTCCGCATTAGCGCGGGCGATTTGGATGTCACTGCCGCCTAATGGCAACGCTTGACCAACTCGATGCGTGGGGGTCGATGGACGCCCTCGACAGCTACGGCACCCTGGAGGAGCTAGACAACCTTGTCCTGCACCTTGGCAGTGGCAGCGCGACCGTTGCCATTACGGGTGCGGCCGCTGCCGATCGTGTTCGCACGGCGGCAGGATCAGCGTCAATGGCGCTCACGGGCGCCGCATCGGCCGGCCTAGTCGTCACCAGGTCAGCGTCTGCCACAATTGCAATCACGGGAGCGGCGGCGGCTGAGAAACTGCGTACCGCGTCGGGCAGCGCCAGCATTGCAATCACCGGCTCCGCAGTCGCCAAAATGCTCTACCTGTCAGGCGGAAGCGGAGCGATTTCGCTAACTGCCACCGCCACGCCGATCGGTGTATTTGCCGGTGCGGGAGCCGCGACGATTGAATTAAATGGCGTCGCGGCAGCCGATTATTTGTGGAGCAAAAAACTAAAAGACAACGAAACCTGGACGGACGCGGCATGATAAATTTTGGCGAGTTCATCCCTGACCAGCCGGCGCTGAATAACGCCGGCGCGACGGTCGCGAAAAACGTGATCCCGGCGGCGACCGGCTATCGTTGTTTCAACGACTTTTCTCCGCTTTCAGGCGCGGCGGATAGCAAGATTCTTGGCATGTTTGCCGGCAAGGCCGACGACGGCAGCGTGGCGCTTTACGCAGGTGATGCTGCGAAACTGTACGAAATGAACGCCAGCGACAGCGCGCTGACAGATCTCAGTCTCGCCGGTGGTTACTCGACCAGCACAGACAACCGCTGGCGTTTTTTACAATTTGGCGAGACGCTGATCGCAACGAACTATAACGACAACGTACAGACCGGAACGGTTGCCAGCAGCTCGGCGTTTACTAATTTAAGCGGGACGCCGCCGAAGGCAAAATTCATCGCCGCCGTGCGCGATCAGGTAATGCTCGGATACACGAACGACGGCACGGACGGCGAGAAGCCATACCGCCTCTGGTGGTCAGGCATAAACAGCGCGACCAGTTGGACGCCAGGCACGGGCCTGTCAGACTATCAGGATGTGGTCGATGCCGGCGACCTCACCGGGCTGATCGGCGGCGAGTACGCGATCGCACTGTTTGAGCGTGCAATCGTGCGGTTAAGTTTTGTCGGCGCCCCGTTGATTTATCAAGTTGATCGACTAACCAATCAGCGCGGCTGCTCAGTGCCTGGCAGCGTGGCAAGCGTCGGCAGTGCGATGGTCTTCTTTCTGTCCGATGACGGGTTTTGGATGCTGCGCGGCAACGAGCTAATGCCGATCGGTGCCGAGAAAATTAATCGATGGTTTTTAAATCGCTTCAAGCTGGCGAGTGCCGAAAACATGGTGTCGGCCGTAGACCCGATCAACCAGAATGTGATTTGGTCATACGCCAGCACCGACAGCGCAAGCGGCGAAAACGACGAAATTCTGATTTATAATTACAATCTAAATCGGTGGTCATTCGGGCAGGCGGGCTGTGACGCTCTCGCGCAACTTTTTACCGTTGGCTATACCCTTGAGCAGCTCGACAACATCTCTGCAAATATCGACACCCTACCGGCCAGTTTGGACAGCGCAGTTTATCAGGGCGGATCGTTTTTCTTCGCCGCCGCCAAAAACGCCAAAGTTCAAACTTTTACGGGCGACTGCCTGCCGGCCACGATCGAGACGGGCGAGTTCGCTGTCTCGCCTGGAAAGCGCGCGCTGATCAGCACGGTTATCCCCTACCTCACCGGTGTGTCGCCGACAGTCACGGTTTCCGTCGGATCGCGCCAGCGCCAAATCGACGACGCGGTATTCGGGGCGGCTGCTGGCCTGAACGCTGACGGCTACTGTCCGACGCGATCATTAGGCGCGTTTCACCGAGTGCGAATGAACATCACTGGCGAGTGGGCGGTCGCCCAGGGCGTGGATGTTGATGCCAAAATGATGGGTATGCGCTGATGGCGACGACAAGTTTCCGCGCGCTGACGCTATTTTCTGACCCGCGTGACGTGGCGACCGTCGTCAACAATATTCTGGCCGGCAAGCAAAACAACACCGGCACGCTGACGCTTACGACATCGGCCACGTCGTCCGCGATCATCGACTACATCGTCGGGCCGGAAAGCGTGATTTTGTTTATGCCGACCAACGCCGCAGGAGCGGCGGAACTTGCGGCCGGTGGCATGTACGTTTCAGCCCGCGCCAAAAATACTTTCACGATCACGCACGCCAGTGCCGGCACCACACGCACCTTTGACTATGTGGTCATCGGGTAATTTTGCTGCCGATTGGCAGCGCGCGGAGCCGCACATAATCGCGGCACTGCACCACGCCGGCGACACGCATGAGCCGGCCGATGTTGTTGAGATGATCATGGAGGGCCGCGCGGCTCTGTGGGTTGGCGATCGATGCGCGGTGGTGACACAGGAAATTGATCTGCCGCGCGAGACGCAGTTGCACTTCTGGCTGGCGGGCGGCGACCTCGATGAGGTCGTCGAGATCGTCGGCGACGTAGAGGCTGCCGCGCGCGCGGGCGGTATCACACGAATTTCGATTATTGGGCGGCGCGGGTGGCGCGCAAAATTAGACGGCTACCGCGAGGCAGGGGTAATTATGACTAAGGAAATAAAATGAGTTTTTTAGGTGATCTTTTCGGCGGTGGTTCTAAGCAGACGTCAATCGCGACGTCGTCAAGCGCGCCACCGTCGTATGCGCAGCCCTTTCTCACTAGTGGGATGGAGCGCGCAGAGGAACTCTACAACACGCCGCGAGAGTATTTCCCCGGCCAGACATTCGTGGATTTCAGCCCCGCAACCGCAGACGCGCTAAACCGTGGCGAGGCGCGCGCTGCTGCTGGCAGCCCGCTGACCACCAACGCGCAGAATTTCACGAACACTGCAATGCTCGGCGGTTTTCTAAACCCATCTGCGGCGATGCTGCAGGGCACCGCGCAGGGCGACTATCTTGATAGCGGCAACCCGTATTTAAGCGCCGCATTGCAGCCCGCAATCGATCAGATACAGGGCCAGTTCTCGCAGGCCGGGCGTCTTGGTTCGGGTGCGAACATGTCTGCCATGACATCTGCCCTTGCGCCAGTTTTCGCGCAAAACTATGCGACAGAACGCACCAACCAATTAGCCGCGCAGCGTTCAATCGGCGATCTCGCGCAGACAGATTTTGCAAACCGTGCTGGCGCGGCTGCGATGGCGCCTGGCATGGCGGCAGAAGATTACACAGATATTGGCAGGCAGGCCGCGTTCGGCCTCGCACGCGAGCAGAAAACAGCGGAGCAGTTGGCTGACGAGGTCGCTCGGTTCAACTTC